CTTGAAGATTTCTTCCTGCGAGGCGTTGAAGCCCATCGTCGGGTCAATGATCTTAAAGAACGCGGTCAGCGCCGCCATGTCGGTGTAGTTCGTCGGCCTCTCCGTTTCCAGCGAGTGCATCGCGTCGTTGTAGCCGACCTCCGCCTTGCGGAAGGACACGACATTCGGGTTTGATTCGAACTTGTCGTTTTGCTGCAGACCCTGCGAGCGGTCATCCTTGGCGCGCTGGATTTGCGCCTCCATCTTTTTGATGTCGAGCTCGTTCAACTGCTTCAGGCGCTCGTCGTAGCTCTTGACGAAATTCGGATCAGCCTGCCGCACATACGCGAAGAGCGGATCACGATCCACCTCTCCGAGCTCGGCCGCGGTCTTCGCCCGGGCGAGCTTCGCGCTCAACTGCGCCGCGGAGTTCTGCACCATCAGTTGGAACGAGGTGTTGCGCATCGCCGCCTCGCCGAGCGCGGGAGCCACCAGCGCGTGGTACTTTTGGCCGAAATACTGGTCGCCTGCGAGGTGGCCGTACTTGGTCTGGAGATTCGCCCACGCCGTGATGAACGAGTTGCGGTCTTCGGGCTTGATGTTCTGCAGCGCCTTCAGGTCGTCGGGGAGACTGGCCAGCAGATAACTGTTGGCCACGCGGGCGTCGGCAATCGCCTTCTGCAGCGCCGCATCGTTGTCCGCCGCCAGATTCTCCGCTTTCAGTCGATGGCTCGCGAGGTCGAGGGCGTTCTGCTGCGTCTTCACCTCGTTGCGCATCTGATCGACGCGAATCTGGTGCTGCTTGACGTCGGAGTCTTGGATCGCGAGCTCGCCGGCGAGCATCTGCTTGCTCTTCTCAAGCTCAAACTGCGACACGCGCATCCTCTGCGCCCGCTCCATCAGCGACGCCGCGTGATCCTGCGCCTGCTGCTGGAACTGACCAAGCGCCAATCCCGCGTTGCCGTTGTCGAATTCAGCGTAAGGCATGATTATTTGCTCCCGGAGGTCTGGGCGGCGGGCTTGTTGGCGAGGGTGCTCTGAATGTCTTTGACCGCGGTGGGCAGGGTCGAAAGCACGTTGGTCAAGAGACCATTACCCATCATCGTGTTGTAGTTCATCGCGGCGGCTTGGGCGTTGAACCCGGCCTGCGCGGTGCCCCACGCCATCTGATTGTTTTGCGTCTGCACGCCGACCGCGGTGTTGGGATCAACCATCATCGCCATCGGTGACATCGGATTCACTCTCGGCGTCATGCCGTAGACCGTCGAGAGTGTATTCAGCGCACGAGCACGGCTGGCGTTTTTCCAATCGACCAAGTTGAAGCCGAAATCCTTGACGAGGTTGAAGCCGTTGAAATTGCCGCTCGTGCCGCGGGTGACGCCCTTCTCCGCTGCGAACCGGCTGATCTGATCCTGCACGTCCTTGGGCAGGTTGTTCTGGTTCGCGAGGTCTTCGTTGATCTGCGACATCAGCTTGGCCTGAGTCGCCTTGAATCCCGGCATCGCCTGCTCCAGCAGCGACTGAGCCTGCTGCTGGTTGAACTGGTTCGTCTGCGCCGCCAGTTGCGACGCGGCACCGAAATTCTGGAGGTTGCCGTTGACCGTTTGACGGGCGACCGCGGCAGGATCGACCGGAGTGTACTGGGCGACCTGCGGCGCCTGAGCGCCCTTGGAGCCGAGATACCCGCCCGCCGCGCCAAGCACGCCGCCGATCACGGCACCCCACGGGCCTCCGATAGTTGCTCCCGCCTGAGCTCCGCTCAGAGCGCCGGAGATTGCTCCGCCAGTTTGTCCGCTCGGCATGGTCAGAAATCCTTTCGAAGGAAGATCAGCGCCTTGTAAGGAGGCGTCAGGTTGATGGTGCTCTCACCAATCGCGGACGGGGACGCTTGGCCGGTGCCGGACGATGCGTACTTGGTCTTCTCGACCCCGTTCAGCGTGATCGAGGAAAGCATCGTGGCGCTCGCCTCGCGGCTTCCGCCCTGCGCCGACAGCGCCTTGGCGTCCCACGACAGCTTGAGGCTTTCAAGAGTGGACCCGCCCTCCGTCGTCGGCCCGTAGGTGGCCGAGGAGCCGAGCGGGAACTTGTTCGCCATCGACGTGAACTCGACCCAGCCCGGGTTCTTCGCGATGGCGTCGCTGAGATCGAGCGCATCGACCATCTTGATGTCGCCGATGGCTCCGTCGAAAGTCGTCCAACCCTTGGTCGTGTACCGCAGCAGCCGCGAGATTTCGGAGTCGAAGAAGAGGTCGTTCACCGCCGCGCTTTTCGGGCGGTCGGCGGTTGCGCCACTCGGAAACGTGTTCGTCGTCCACTTGCTCCCGTCGTAAATCTGCAGCCCGCCGAGCTCGTTCAGAAAGAGCTCACCCTTGCGCGGAGCGGAGGGGGCCGTGCCGCTCGGCACGATCAGAGGCATCGGCACCCAGTTGCCGCCGTTGAAAACATAGATGCCGAGGGTGCGGCTGGTCGCCGCGTCCACCTTCGCCCACGCCTTGTCGCGATCCGATGCGCTCGGAGTGGTCGTGCCGACCACGATTCCCGTGAGCGTCTCCAGTCCGCTGACCTGCGTGTAGGCGGCGACGAAGTTGAGAAGCTCCTGCGCCGACGCTGGCGGGAACGGCGCGTCAACAGGCGCGGTAGCGGGCTGAATTGCGATGGTCGGCATGGATCGACTGAGTTGTATCCGATTAAGTGATGCCCGCCAAGGGGGAGACGGGGTGGGTGTGCCAGAATTTCGGGGAGACGGCCCACGAGGGCACGGTGACGACGTTCTGCGTCAGGTTGGAGGCCGGGTTGTCGGCGTAGGCGGTCATCGAGACCCGCTCCTGAAACGCCTGCAGGTAGTCCAGACGGGCGAAGCCGTCCCACTCGACCCGGACCTGAAAGCCCGTCGAGCAGTTGATCAGCCGGCCGGTGGTCAGGTCGAGCTCCTCGCTCGGGCTACGGGTTGACAGTAAAACGCGGTGCTGCGGCGTCACGGCGCCCCACGCCTGCGGAGGCGGGGCATCCACCGTGAGCTCGTCCCACTTGACCCAGTACGGGAACTTGGCGGGCCGGAAGTAGACGCGGATGTCCAGCCCGCCGCGGATGTCCGAGAACTGGAGATCGCAGCGGCGCAGGTTCTTCAGCGTGCCGGGGGCGTCGCCAAGCAGCATCCGCGACTCAAAAACTTGCGTGGGCTCGTCGCCGGCCTGCACGGCGGTCTCCCGCAGCACCTCCCAGAGGCCGTTGGTGCCGTCGATGTCGCGACCAAGGATGAAGCAGCGTTCCGTGCCCTTGATGCGGCCCGTGAAAATCTGGGCGATGACCAGCCCGTCCCATTCGCCGTCGTAAGCGGGCGGGCTCTTCTGCCCGCGCCCGGACAGCGAGTCGAAGTTGAATGCGATCAGCCCCTGCGCCAGCGAGCGCGGGCCGTAAATGAACGGCGAGTGCGTGCAGAGCAGGCGATTGTCAAAGCACACGACGCTGGCGTCCTCGGCGAGGAACGGCGTGTCGTAGTCGAAACGGTGCCGCACCTCGACCGAGAGTGGCGCGAGTCCCGGCGCGTCGTAGTCTGCGGTCGAGGTGCGGACAGAACGGAGTCCGTCACTACTCCGAAAATAGAGGTCTTGATTGACGGCCACCGCGGCGTTGGCGCCCACGATGCCTCGGGTCGGGAACAGAACCGTCTGGAATCCGACCTCGCTCCACAAATCGCGCTGCGTGATTTGCGTCTTGAGCGTGTAAACGGCGTCGTCGCAACCGGCGACCAGCGCACCTTGGCCGCTGCCGGTGTCGATCACCGGGAGAACGGAGAGCGAGCGAACGGGGCTGGAGAACGAGAAGTCTCCGCCGCCGAGCAGATTGTTGGTCTCGGTGAACTTGAGCTCACTCTGGTGCTCGGGCTGGCGGATGTCGCCGATGCGGACGTCGTAGCCCGAGTTCACGACCACGGCGAGCCGGCCGTTGCCGAACGCCATCGCCTTGCCGACCGGGACTTCGCCCTCTTCCGCACGGCGAAACTCTGCGCCGTCGTAAACGTACGGCAGCGACTGCCCGTCCTGCATGACCACGCTGCCAACCGTCTCGCAGAACCACACGCGCGGCTGCTTGGGTGAGTTGAGGTCGTCGGCGTTCTTCTGCTCGATCTCCCACGTCCGCGGGTCGATGACGAAGAACTTGCCGCCGAGCGACGCAACGATCTGCGACGACGCGTTGAAGACCGACGCGCCCTGCATCAGCCCGTTGGGCAGCGCCATGCGCTTCACGACCCGAGGCCGGGACCGGACACGGCCACCGCGGATCGACACGTTGCGCAGCAGGTGAGCCTGCTGCTCAGAGAGCAGTTCAGGCTCGCGGCCCCGATTCATGCCGTCGAGCACCGTGGCCTGCGTGTCGGCTAGCCATCCGTCGGTGGTCGGCATGGATCAGAAGATGTCTGTACGCTCACCCATCGAGGCGACGCGGGAGACGTTGACGGGAGCGGGATTGCGGCGAGCGCGATACAGCAGCCCCTCGTCTCGCAGAATTTGAGCGGCGGCTTGAAAGGCTGCTTCGCTGGCGGGCAGTTCACCCTTGTCGAGAAAGGCGACCGCCTTCACCGCGAGGCGCAGCGCGGAGAGGTTGGTGACGAACAGTTCGTCCGAGTCCTGCTCGATGTCGAACAGGCGACGCCGCACGATGGCGTCCACGACCTTGGTCTGGTCGTCCTTGATGTCGGTGAAACGGTAGAGTCGGAAGCTCGGGTTGCGGTCTCGCGGGCGGTAGTCCGCCGCGACCGTCTCGTTGCCGTAACGGTCGATGAACGTCATCACCACGTCGCCCGACGTCGCGGGCTTGGTCACCCGGGTGATGCGAGACCACTCGACCGTCGAGGTGGCGGAAGGCAGCGCGAAAGTGATCGTCTTTGACACGCCGTCGGTGTCGAAGCCGTAGACGGTGACGTTGCCGGTGTCCTCACCAGCGGTGGACGCGACCTTGATCGTCGCGCCCGCGGGCGTGACGTAAGTCGGGTGCTCGCCCATATCGAGGCCGTACTGCGCCCACTCGTTCTTCTGATACGGTCCCGGGCCGAATTCCAAGAACTCAAACCACGGCGGCTGAGTCTCGACCGGCTGGCGGTCAATCGCCGTGTGAACCAGCGCCTCGTACTGAGTCGGCAGAGCGATGACGCCGCCACGCTGGCGGAACTTGAGGCGCGCGTACTGAAACGGCCACTCGCCGAGCGTGCAAAGCCGCTCTTGAGCGAGGTTGACTGCGGTCTTGAGTCGCGAGTCGTCAACGGTGAGTCCCGTCTGACCCGCGACCCGACGAAGCTCCTCTTTGACGTCTCCGTAGGTGCGATGGATCATGGGGTCACCAGTTGAAGCACATTACGTCGATTTCGTACCGGCAGGTGACACCTGCCGTCGCGGCCCCGGTGCCGTCGGCAGGGGCGACGAAGAACTCGACTTTGGACGAAGTCGTGACCCCGGTGATGGTGCGGACGCAATCGACGATGGCGTCGTTGCCGTCAGCAGAGTACCGGCTCGCGAGCGGCTGATACGAGCCGCCGTTCACGCGGTAGTAGGTCAAGATGTTGCCGGTGTAGCCGATGAGCCGTCCCTGCACCTGCACGCGCAGCGCGCCGTCCGCGTCGGGGCAGAGCCCGGGAGCGGAGTTGACGCGCCAGCCGACGTTGCCGGGGCCGTAGAACGCGACCGGCGTGCAATGCGAGAACGAGTAACCGGAGCCCGAGCCGAAATTCTTTGCGTCCGCGAAGGACGTGCCGATCTCGGTCGCGCGGAAATACTTTCCGCGGTGACTCGGGTGAAACAGGTAGCCGTCGTGGCCGATATGCACCGCCACCATCTCGCCCGCCGCAATCTTCCCGGCGGAGAGGTTTGTGATATGGGCGTCAACGATCTGACCGTCGGCGATCTGCGCCGAGTTGCGGATGATGACATCGTTCGCGGCCAGCTTGTCGCCGATGGCGATGCCGTAGGCGAACGAGCCCGCGGTGAGATTGGCGACCAGCGCACCGTCAACGGTGCCGACGATGTCGCCGCCGCTCACCGACGCGGTCCACGCGGTGCCGGTCCAACGGTAGAGCTTTTTGGTGTCGTTCGCGAACGCAAGGTCGCCGGCGTTGTTGCCCGTGACGGGCAGCGACGTGGCGGTCGCAAAGTATCGGACGGGGCGAATGCCCGAGCCAAAGTCGCCGGCGGCGATCTGCCGCTGAACGCTGCTCCACGCGGTGCCGTCCCAACGGTACATCGCGTAGCCGTCGTCGCTGTCGAACCAGATGTCTCCGTCCTTGAGTTGGCCGGCGTTGTTGGCCGGGGCGGTGGCGGAGTAGTACGTCTTGTTGCCGTTGCCCGCGTTTTCCAGCGCGAGGACGCGACCGCCGAGCGTGTCGATGGCGGCGGTGTCGGACACCATCTGCGCGCCGGGGACGACCTTCTTGCCGGTCGCGATGACCGTGCCGGACGCCGTGTTGCTCGTCGCATTCTGCGCGGTGAGGCGCAGCGACGTGGCCGACAGAACCGTGGTGACGGTGAAACTGCCAGCCGCCTCGACGAACAACGGCTGACCGACGGCGACCCACGACGTACTGCCGACGGCCACCGTCACCTGCGCACCGGACGCGGGCATGACGAACGACGCCGTGGTCGTGGTCTGCGGCGAGGTGCCGTTGGTGCCGTTGGTGCCCGCGTCGCCCTTTTCGCCCTTGGGGCCACGCGGCCCGGGGATGCTGCTGATGCGGGGGAGCGAGCCGGTCGGAAGTTCGTTCATGTTACGGAAGCTCGTCACTTCTTCTTAACTGACTTGAAAATGAGGATGGACAGGTGGGTGATGGTCAGGAACCCGATGACTGTCCCGAGAAGCACGTTGA